AAAGCTTGCTCATCCGAACCCACATCAGCGCGGCACCACAACTGTTGCCAGAAGCCGCACGATCCCATGGCGTGTCATCATGTCAACATCCATCATCAGGTCTTCGTTATAAAATTGGATGTCGACCAAAGCCACTCCATTCAGCGCCAGATCGATTTCGTCGAGGCGATTGCGAATTTCTGACATCAGCGAGCGCGCTTCCTTGTAGCCGTTATAGCGCGACCAGACATGGATCTCGACCATAGGCTGCTCGCCCCACACGCCCTGATAACGCCACGTGCGGGAGATGCCGCCCACGATCTCGATCTGCGGATATTGGGCGTCGTTCGGAATGCTGTCGGCGACATTCGCGCCGATCGGCGGATCGGCCGTGAGGGCCAGAAATACCGCCGCCTGCAAGGCCGTCCCGGCGTCCATCAAATGTCCTCAAGCACGCTATCGCCAGCATAGGCCGAGGCTTGCTGCAACGCTTGATCGACCGCCCGCTTGTGTTCCTCGATGATCGTAGGCCCTTTCTCAATCAGGGCGGGGAGCACGAACGGGCGCGCGGGCGTCGCGACGTGCCGACGCTTTCTGCCGCCGCTTTTGCTAACTCCCCCGCCCGAACTGCCCTTGGTTCCGAATTCGGTGAAATGCGCGCGAAAGCCAGCTTCCTTCCACTGCTTCGGGAATTCCTGCTTGGAGAACCCGACCAGCGCCGCCAGCCCGTTTCTCGCCGTTCGGAACCCGATCGAGGCCGCCAGCTTGCCGGTCCGGATCGGCACGCGCTGCACCATGGCGTCGAACAACTCCTGTCCGGAATGCGCGATCGCGTCCTTTACCTGCCCTGTGCATTCATCAGGCAGGCGGTTCAACAGCCGCTTGATGCGCCGATCTTCCCGCACGCTCATCTTGGCGAACGCCATCTCAGTGTGCCTTGACCATCAGCAACCGCGCCCGCGCGGGGAGCGCGGTGGTGTAGCTCTTCACGCTGTCAGCGTGCTGCACGAGCGTGTCGGTGACCACATCCCATTCCGAGACATTCACGGTCTGGCCGAATTCAAGTGTCGTCGATATCGGCTGCGCGCCGTCCTGTTCGTTCGCCGACTGCCATAGCGTGATGTAGAACAGCCCGTCGCTGCGCTGATACAGGTCCCAGCCGCAGCGATCGGTGAGGCCGTGCACGGCGACGTCGAGTTTCCCCGGCGTGAAGGTGCGAAGATTGCCAGAGTCCGAGCAAAGCTTGCAGAGATTGCGGATCGCGTTCGCCGCCGGCCGCGGGTTCGTTGCGTTGACCGGGAACAGCCCGCATTGATAGGTCGATCCGTAATCGAACAGCGCATACCACCACACGCCGGTGACGCCGCAGAGCGCCGTGCGGAACAGCGTCAGCAGGGTATAGTAGGCGTCCCGCGCGCCGTCCCATCCTGGCGCTGCAAGCGTGGCATCGGTTTGCGAAGCAACCGCGTGCGCTTCGGCCTCGACAAATTCGGTATGCGCGCTCTTTTGCCCTGGGCCATGGCCCTGGTTGTTGTAGAGGCTGGGATGAAACTCGGTCAGCATGATCGGATGATGCCCGTAAGCCTCCCACAAGCCGCCGACATATTCCTGGATCGAAGTCCCGTCGCCAGTCAGATCCGGACAGTGCGGCGGATAGTAGTGACCATTGCCCCAATGCAGCAGCGAATTCACTTCCGCCATGCTGCCGCCGAAGTAGCCGGTGATCCAGCCTTCTGGATGCGGCATGCCCGCCACGACCGAAGGTCCCATCGTCGGCTTGCCGGAGTGGAAGCAATCCCGTTGGATCGCCATGGTCCTGTCGACCGGCGTGGTGCCCCAGCCGAAATCCGTGTTCGGCTCGTTCAAGCCCTCGATCCAATTGATGCCGCAGTGCGGATCGGCGGCAAGGGAAATCAGGCTCGGGACGTCAGCCTGACTACCGCTCGCGCCCACGCACATCGTCACCTTGGTGTTAGGCAGCGAGTTGAGAACTTGCGTGAGCCACTGCCGCTGCATATCGGTGCGATTGTCGTAGTGATATTCCCGCAGCCGCAGGCGGAACGCCGTGCTCGACGTCAGATACTTGAGCGCGTCGACGACGGTGCCGGGCCGGTAGTCGGCGGGATAGCTGCCCCAGACATTATTCTGATCGAGCGAAGAGAACGTGTTCACGCCGAACAATTCGATCAGCCCATCGGCGACTCGCTTCGCCTGCTTGCCTGTGCCGGGGCTGGGATTGGGGTTCGGCGGGATCGGCTGCGGCGGCTTCGCTTGCTCCAGCGCGGTCACGCGCGCGGTCAGCTTATCGAATTCGGCGGTCGACGGCACTGTTACGGGCATGGCTGCGTCTCCCTATGCACGGGCAGCTTACCACAAGATCAGATCGCGACGCCCATTTCGGCATTCAGCGTCATATAGAGTTCGCGGTTGCCGGGCAGGTTGATCGCGCGGAGATTGAATTGCCGCGACGCGGGAATGTCGTCTCCGCTGATCGGGTCGACCGGCCATACGATGCGCATCGTCGGCACCATGTCGGTTCTGCGGCGGATCATGAATTCATACATCGCCACCATGGCGATCCCGCCGCCCTCCGTTTGCTCGGTCGCCAGCGGCATCGGCGTCACCAGCGCCCAGGTCACTGTCAGCAGCGTCCAGCCCACCTGACCGCCGCCCATGCCATCGGCGACGGTGGCGCGCGTGTCGATCCTGATCCGCTCGCGGAGTAGCCCGGCCTGCGCCTGCTGGGTCCGCAGCGCCATCACTCGCTCCGCGGCGCCAGCACCAGCCCAACGCCGCGCTTGAACGCCTGCAACGCCGCGGGCAGCCCGTTCGCGTCGAGCGTGAATTGCCCGTCAGCGGCGTCCATCAGCATGACGATAAGTCCGGCCGCAAGCGCTTCCAGGAAGATCGGTCCCTCTTCGATGGTCGGAACAACGAACTGCTCGGCCAGCCACCACGAGTTGACGAACGCGCCCGCTGCGCCAGCGGTATTGCGTTCAATGCCAGAGACCCGCTTACCGTCAGCAAGATCGAGCGTGGCGACTTCGTCCTTCGATAGCTCGCTGATGACGCCTTCGACATCGTCGCCGCTTTGGCTGCGGTAGATCACGACATCGCCCTTCTTCGCCCGTCGCTCATCCATGGTGCAGCCACCGTTTCCAGTTCGCCCAAGGATGCACGGGGCGAAACCACACGACGTCGGGACCGATCTGGTAGCCAGGGATCGTGTCGCTGACCGCGCGTTTCACGCCCGGCCAGGAGATGTCATGCCCGGTAATCCAGCCCTCCGCCCGCAGCTTCGGCAGCCACGCCAGGATGTCGGCCCGGCAGCCGGCTTCCGAGTGGTCGGCGTCAATGAACACGAAGTCGAGCGATCCGTCAGGAACGACGTCCGCCGCCTCGACGCTCAGGCCGGTGAGCAGCAGGCAGCGTTCATGGTAGGGTTCCAGCTTGCTCACGGCCAACCGCGCCAGATCGTCATGGGGCCAGTCCATGAAATCGTCCGGCCCGGCGTGGTCGGGGAAGCCGCGCCGGGCGTCGACGCCGATCATGTGCAGCGCCGGATTGCGCGCCAGCAGGTAGCTGATCGTCAGCCCGTCAGATACGCCGATTTCGGCGCCGGCTTTCCAGTCCAACTTGCGCACGAGGAACGAGAGGAATTCGAACCGTGTCCAGTATGGCGGCACGATCTCGGGCGAGATTGTCGGGAGCACGAAATCCGGAATGTGCGCGACCGACATCAGAGCACCCGATAGGGATCGATCAGTTCGCTGTAGCCCTGTGGCACGGCCGCGGTGCGATCGAGCACGCCGCGGTTTTCGTAGTAGATCGTCAGCAGCAGCTTGATCGCCGAGCGCAGCGCTTCATCGATCGTGGTTTCGAACCCGCAGGTGTAATCGATCTCGATGACCGCATGCCCGCCGTAATAGGCAGCGGGGAACGTTTGGCCGATCGCCGCTTCAATGCGCGTGAGAACCCCGTCCGGCGTGACGCGATAGACCGCTGGATCGAGCACCAGCGAATTGCCGTCCGGGTCGAGGTAGCGGATTTCATCAACCGAAATAACCGGCGCGTGCTCCAGCAGGAACGACGGCCGCACCATGGTCGTGTAATCGCCATAGTGGAGATAATCGGCGGCGCCGGGATAGGTGCCCCAGCCGGGCGTCCCGTAGCTCTTCGTCACCTGTTCCCAGGCGTCGCGATAATCCGTCCGCGGCCGCGTGACCAGCGTGAGCCCGGTGTCGAGTTCGACTGTCTGCCGCGCGCCGGTGATCAGCGAGGCGACCAGTTGGTCGTCGGGATGCGCGGGCGGATTACCCTCGGTATCGAGCCGGAGATGCTGGCGCGCCTCCACGAGGCTGATCGGCTCGACCGCCGGCGGCAGGCCGACCATCAGGTCCATTGTTTGCGACAGCTTGCGCCCCGATGGCGAGAACGCCGCGCGCGCCGTGAGCCGGTAGAGCGCCGCGACATCGGACGACGCATTGAACGACACCGCCGCCGAGCCACTTGGCTTGATGTTGGTGATTTCGAGATCGGGCAGTTCGGACTCTACCGTCAGGTTGCCCGATAGTGTGTCGCCGCTGACGGCGGCAAGTTGCTGGCTCCAATCGACCACGTAGTAGCCGACATCTCCCGGCGCGAGCGTGCCGAGCGCGGTCATCTCAGAACAGTCCCAGCAGGCGCAGCACGAGCACGATCAGAATAATCCCGACCAGCAGGCCGAGCAGTGACGGGCCATAGTAGGGCGGCCCGGCCGGATACCATCCCGCGCGATAACCAACGCCACCGAACAGCATCACCAGGATCAAGAGCACGATCAGCAGCGTGATAAGGTTCATTGCCCGTCACTCCCTCTGGAATGCGAACGAGCCGATATTTGCCCGACCCGCTTTTGTCTCCGCATCGTTTGCGCTGATCAACTGCCAGCCCAGCCGCGCCATGATCATGATCAAGCCGTGTTGGGTAAAATACCAGCAGTGTTCGTTCTTGCGATAGTGTTTTGAGAGCAGCACTTCATCCATGTCGCGGAAGATGGGCAGCGACATGAACACGTAGCTGCGCACATTGCGCAGCAGCGCCGGGAAATCTTCGACGTGTTCCAGCGTGTCCCAGAGCGTCACCGCTTCTGCCCCGTGAATGTAGGGATCGTGAAACAGCCCCTCGCTCATGAGCCAACGAATGGCGGTCGGGCTGACATCGTATCCCCGCGCGCCGAGCGCGCGGACGAACGAGCCGCAGCCAATCCCCACGTCGACAACCTCGCCCGCATAGTATTTGCGGACGAAAGCCACGCGGATGCGGTTCAGCGTCCGGCCGAGATCGGTCGCGGCATAGCCCTCATATTTCGCGAAGTAGGCTGCATTGTAGATTTCTGTCGGCGGCGCCTTGACCGGATAGTAGCCGAGCGCGAGTTCAGGGAACCATTGCAGCGAGTCGCGTTGCCGCAGAATGTCGATCAGAGGCAATAACCCCGAGGGCGCATCGTCTCCCGCCAGCGGTGCCACTGTTCCATCAGGTTCGGGATCGTCTTGTTGCAGTCGTGCTGCATCTCGTCGCATCTGCAAAAATTCTCCGGCCAAGCGAACCCTATTCTAGAGGCGTCCATCCGGTGGTCGATAATCTTCTCCGGTGCGTTCGCCTTTCCGTTGCCGCCCAGGACCACGAAGGCCGGGGTAGCAGTGGCGATCGCCGCCGGGACTATCCAGCCGACGCCGCCCAGCAGCAACGCCGCGTCACGGACCGCGGCAAACAATTGCCGGGTCGTTAGTTCGCCATGCGTCAGTGCCAGATTGTGCGGCGGCATCTCGCCCTCGATCCATTCCTCGCCGATCGAGAGATCGCAGATCACCACGACTGCGTAGCCGCGCCGCTTCAGATCGTCGGCGATCTCGCAAATATATTCCGGCCGTGGGTTGCGCGCCTTGTTGTCCCAATCTGTGCGCCGAACTGATGGGCGCACCAGCACCAGCGGCGCGTCCGACGTATCGAACGGCGAGGGGCCGAAATCCGGCAGGTCCCAGACCGGGATCGGCACCGCCGGCATCTTGGACGCCATCGCGTGGTATACGCTGCCCTCTCGCAGCGCCGGGATGTCGTAATAGAGCGTCGCGCTGTCAGCGACCGGGGGCGGGTTCGACCAGCGCGAAGCAAGCTGCCGCCTGATGTGCGCCGACTGCACCCGCAGCCCGGTCTGCGGCTCCAAGAAAAAAACGTCGGGGATATCCTCGTAGAGTTCCGGCCATGGCGTGTCGACGTAGACCTGCCTGTGCCGCGCCTGCTCGCGAATGACTGGCCGCACATAGATGCCGTCGCCGAGCCCGTAGGGCGCGCGGATGATCAGCGGGCGCAGCACGTCACGCTGCCGCTTCCGTGCCCTGCAACAAGAGCGCTTCCATGCGGTTCAGCCGGTGCGGCTCGCCGTGGAACGACCGGATGACGGGATCGGCCGCCTCCATGTGTTCCTGCACCCAATTGTAGCGGTTCGGCAGGACCGTCAACAGCGAACGCCACCGGCGCTTCTGCATGAGCGCAATCAACGCGCCCTGATCTTCCCATTGCATCCCCGAGGGCATCGCATTCCATGCCTCCACAAGGGCCAGGACGTCGCTACAGGCGTTGAGCCACACGACCCCCGTGTTCAGGTGCGGCGGCTCCTTGGGGCTATCCCAGCACTCGCACAGGCCAATCCCCCAGCGGCATACGGCGAACAGGTCGATCGCCGCGTCTACGATCACGCTGTCGGCGTCGAGCCAGAGCACTTGCTCGAACCCGTCGTCGAGCGCCTTGCGGATGACCTCGACCTTGCGCCAGTGCGGCGGGCGGCGCGCTTTCTTCGGGCGCGCCTCGCGATAGGCGATGAACTCCGCCCCCCAGGCGGAGCAATAGCGGGCATGGATGTCCGCCGTCAGATCGAGCATGCGGACATATTCGGGACCGGCCGCCAGTTGCACGATCGCCTTGCGGCCGGCGCGTTTGCGCTTTGGTGGCGGCCCTTCGGCGGGGACGTCGGCGGGAACCCTGATCTTGCTGCCATCGCCGATCGCCGGCGTTGCCAGTCCGGCGCGGCTCAGTTCCCGTGCCCGGCTTTCGCGCGCCTCGAAAAACGTCCCCGCCGCGACCGAGCCCTCTTCGTCGCGGTTAAACCAAGGCTTGAGTGCGACCATCCGCACCATGACGTCAGACGAACTTGCCGACTTCTTCCACCAGCATCTTCATGTCTTCGATGCTCTTCTTCAGTTCCTCGGTCGCCTGCATCAGCGATGACGCCTGCGCCTCGTGCGCTTCGACTGGCGCGGGTTCCTGCGCGTCGGTCGCGCCCCGGATTCGGTTGACGATCTTGCGCAGCTTGGCGCCGATCGCGCTCAACTCGGCCCGAGCCTGCTTGATCGCCGCGGTGACGGGCGGATCGGCTTCCGGTTCTTCCGGCCCCGGCGTTGTCTGCCCCGCGCCTTGTGTTTCACTCATCGTCGTCATCCCTCCAATACATTGCGAGTTCGTAGACCGCCTCGGTCCACATCACCATCGCGAGCCAGGCTCCGAGTGCGGCAATAAGCAGCATCGGGGACTCTCCTGACAAGCGGGGAACGGGACCGTGTCAGGGCTTCCCCGTTCCCCACCGTCCGCGCCGCCGGCGGGAGGCTTTCCCGAGCGCGCGAACCGTTAGCTCAGTGTGCCGTAGATGAACGCCTGCGGGCGATACACCGCCAACGCCAGCCGCTCTTCCGCCCGGATCGTGATCATGTTGCGGACGAAGTCGTCGGCGTTCTCGGTCGAGATCAGAACTTCCATGGTGAGCCGGTCGAAGATTTGCGCGCCGAGTTTGAACGCGCCGACGAGGAAGTGGCTGACCTGCATCGCCATCGACTGCACCACCGGCAGGCCCCACAGCGTCTTGGCGATCTGCGATTGCGGGTCGCCGACGATGTAGCGCCCTTGCAGGTCCTTCGTCAGTTCGATCTTGGCCCAGTCGGTCGGATGCAGCACGTAACCGCTGGCCGGGTAGAGCGCCAGTGTCGCCTGCAATGACGCCAGCCGCAGCGTGTCGATGTTCTGAAGGTTCGCCGGCGTGAACGGGGCCGAGTAGGCACTCGCCTGCGGGATGATGCCGAACAAATGCTGTCCGGTTCCATCACCGTAAAGCATTTCGTTTTCCTCGACGTAGGCCAGCCCGAACCGCAACCGCCCGTCGATGTAGGATTGAAGTTGCGGCGCGTCGTCCATGATCTGCCGCGACGCCCGCATGAAGTGGGCGATCGTGCGAACCGGCGTCGATTTCAGGTCGAAGGTGATATTGCTCTGCGGCTTCAGCCCGCCTTCCGAAACCACGGCGGCCGCGGTATTGAGCGGATTGTCGGTTTCCACCGGATATTCGATCGCATTCGACGTCGTCGAGCCCGGCGTGATCAGATCACGCACCACCAACGGGCGCAGCGGCGGCTGCACGATCGGCTGGCGATCGGGGATAGTGAGCGAAGTCGATTGGGAGACGCCGCCGCCCCAGGTCGGCGGTCCGCTGATGATATCCTTCAATTCGACCGTAATCCGCCCTTGACCGTTCTTGCGTTCCAGCAGCGCTTTGATTTCCGGCCCTTCCAGAACCATCTGCCCGAGCGTTTTCGGCATGTCGGCAGCCGGGCCGGGCCGGCGCGCCATCTTCTGCTCGATCTCTCCGATCCGGCCGGAGAGTTCGTTCATCGTGGTCAGCGCTTTGTCGGCGGAGGCTTTTGTTTCCTCCGTCATTGTGCCGAGATTTTTCATCTCGGTCTGGGCCTTCTCGGCCCACCCTTTCACGTCGTCCGTCGCCTTCTTCAGGCCGGCGGCAAGGTCCTTCAGTTCGGCTGCGCCAGTGTCGTCAAGCGGCATCTCTGCCTCCTATGGGGTTAAGCTGCGAATGTCAGCCCGCGAAGCGACTCGGCAATGCTCTTCATTGCCTCAGCCACCTCAGCCACAGACGCGGCCTCATCCCGAGGCGATAGCGCTGCTTTCCACCCGCGAGCGGCTATCTCGCGGGCAACGCGGCGTGAGTATTTTCCTTCATCGTGAAGGAACTCTTCGAAGCCGCGGATCGTGTTTGGAGCGGATTTCGGCTCGTTCCCTGTGAGGGCGCGATGCGCCGTCCGCAAATGATCGCGCATCTGGGCGCGCTCTTCGGTCGTCGGAGAATCGCCGCCGCTCATGCTTTGTTCGTGTAAGGCGAGCGCCGCTTGAATCGCCGACAAAGCGGTCGCGTGATCCGCCTGCGCCATCACCGCCTTGACCGAGAGGATTTTCGCCTGCGGGTTGGAAGGTGCGTGCACGACGTCGACGCTGTGCAGCGTCAGCTTGTCGAGCCAGCGCTTTGGTTCTCCGGGCTGTTTGCCCTTGCGCGATCCGCCATCTGGAATCTCGTATGCGATCGAGAGCGAGGGCAACGCGCCGTCGCGCATCAGCCCGATAATCCGCTTTCCATGATCGCTGTCGAGCGCGCTGATCTTGCCGACGCCGCGCAGGCCCTTGTCGTCTTCTTCGAAGGAAAGCCATTTCCCGATCGGCAGTGGATCGCCACCGAAGAACGCGAAGGAATGCTCAGCGAACAGGCCCGGCATCGTGCCCGCCGCCTTGTGCTCGGCCAGCGTTTCGGTGAACGCGCCCGGCATGACCATATCGCCATGCCAGTCCTGAGTGCCGAACACGGAGGCGTAGCCTTCGAACGTGCCCGGCGTCGCCTCGCCCTCGGTGATAAACTTGAATTCGACCGGCGCGACAAACCGCCCTAGCTCAGTCATCGCCTGTTTTCCTTTCGCTCACGCCGCAGCGTCCTGGCGCGTGGTCGCCTCACCTTCCGGCCCAACCGTGCCGCCCGGCTCGGCCGGCCCTTCGGGCGGCTTATAGCCCGGAGGCAATGGCTTGTCCTGCTTTCCGCGCACGAACTCGCCGAGCAGTTCGATCGGCAACAGCGCCGCATTGACAGTCAGGTCGTCGCCACCCTTCATCGGCGGATCGTTTTCCAGCGCCCGGATTTCGTTCCGCGTCTTCAGGCCATGATCGACCATGGTCGCGTAGAGCCGCGCCCGCGTATTCGAATCCGCTCGCAATAGTCCCTCGACATTGAACTCGGCATAGACCGTTCGCCGCTCGCCGGGAGCGATCAGGCACTTCGTTATGCGCGCCTCGATCCGCTTTAGCTGCGGCCGCAGGCAGAATTGTAGGAACCACAGGAGCATCTGCTCCAACCCGCTGCCCCAGGCGGTCGCCGATTGCGTGTGCCCGATCATCGGTGGCGGAACATTGAACCATCTGCACAAGTCTTCGATGCCGAATTGCCGCACCGCCAGCAGTTGCGCGTCTTCGGGCGGAATAGAAAGCGTCTCAAGTTTCCAGCCGCCTTCGAGCAGCGGCACGCGGCCGTTATTGATCGCGCCGGTGTATTCGTCGATCCACTCCTGTTTTCTTTTTCGTTGTTCTGGTGTCAGATATTGTGGCGCCGTCAGCACGCCGCTGGGCCGCATCGCGTTGCGAAAGAAATTGCCGGAAGCGCGCTCGGCAGCGATCGCGCTGCCCATCGTCTGCCGACCCTGCGCCAGCACGCTCAACCCGATGATGCCATCGAGCGAGAATCCCTTGATGTGGAACACTTCCTCTTCGGGCAGTTCCACGCTCGTGCCCATCCATGAATACATGTAGGTCAGGCTGCCGTCCTGATTGCGCTTCACCTGAACCCGATCCGGCCGCATCGGTATCAGCGCGATAACTCGCCGTCCGCTCAATATGATCTGCGCGTAGGCGTTGCCCCACATCAAGAGCGCGCCGCACATTGCCTCCCAGAATTCAACCGCGGTCATCTCGGCGTTCGGGGAGTCATGCAAGATCGGAAACAAGGGATGGTCGCGGTTGACGGTGCCGAAATCCTGCGCGTCGCGCTGGTAAAGCATCAGCGGCAGCGTCGCCACGGTTTGCGAAATCAGTTTCACGCACGCCCAGACCGCCGAAAGCTGCATCGCGGTGTCGATGCTGACCAGTTCGCCCGCGTGCGTTGGGCCGGGACTGAACAGGCGCATCACGCGCGGGTCGGAAATATTGACCCCGGTCAGGATCGTATCGACCGCCTTGCGCCCGATCCTTGCGAGAGCGGCCAACATCGTCAGAGCGATATCGGATCGGTCAGGAAGCCGTCCAGACCCGCGTTCGGGTCTTCGGCCATCGAGCGCCCGATCGCCATGATCAGGCTCGTCATGCCGTCGATGCGCCCGACCGAGTGCTTTTTGCTCGGCATGCGATTCTCATTGCGATCTGTCAGCACCATCATCGAGGCCGCCATCCATGCCAACACTTCGTTGCCGCCGTGGTCGAGGCGATCCTGCAAAAGCATCGCCTCTAACTCTTTCGTGGGCGCAGTGTAAGACCTGCTGCCTTGCACAAACTCGATCATTGGCACGCCCAGGCCGGTCAGCTTGACCGCGAGCGCGGTGGCATTCCATGGATCATAAGCACAACTCAGGCATTCGTGCAGCCTGCAATCTTCCAGCACGGCCGCCTCGATCTCCGCCTGATCGACCACGTTGCCCTCGGTCGCCTCGATCAGGCCGGCGTCAATCCAGCGCTGGTATTGAACCCGATCCCGATCTGACTTCGCCTCAACAGTGTCAGCGGGCATCCAGAACCGCGGCACTATGCGCCAGCGGATTTCACCATCCTGCGGCGGAAACAGCTTCACCCAGGCCGTCAAATCGATCTTGGCGCTGATGTCGAGCCCGGCATAAAAGCGCCGCCCCTGCATCTCCGCCGGGTCGAACGGGCCGCCGTTGTTCCTGGCCCAGACCGCCATATCGATCGCCCTGGAGGCCGACGACGTCCGGACATTCAGTCGCAGGCGTTTGAACGCGTTCAACGCCGGTGGCGAGCGTGATGCCTTCAATGCCTGCCGGCGCAGATCGGCGAGTTTGACGCTGACGCCCAGATTGGGGTTCGCCTTGATCCAGGCGGTGGGATCATCCCAGCGGTCGTCTTTGTCGAGCGTGTAGATCGCCGCGAAATAGGTGTCGTCTTCGACCGTGCCCTCAAGCACCTGAATGGCGTAGGCGTTCTCGGCCGCATAGACCGACTCCGGATTGTCGTCGCCAGCAGTGGTGATGATCCAGATCAACGGATTGCGCCGCGCACCGAGCGCGGTATCGAGCACGTCGAGCACGGCGCGCGTGCGATGCTTATGCAGTTCGTCGACCAGCACGAGATGCGGATTCAGGCCATCGAGGGTGCGCTCGTCCGCCGACAGCGGCTCGAATTTGCTGGCCGTGCTGTTCATCGACATGTTGAGTTTGAACACCGACAACAGCGACAGCAATTCGGGCGACCGACGCACCATCGATTTCGCTTCGTCGAAGATGATCCGGGCTTGCTCGCGGCGCGTCGCGGCCGCGTAGACGTCGGCGCCCGGTTCCTTATCGCCGATCAATCCCAGGAGCCCGGCGCCGGCGGCCTCGGTGCTGTTGTGCGTCGGCACCATCGCCTCGCCGGCGAGATACATGCCGCCTTCGACCGCAATGCAATTGACCATTCGCTCGCCGATCGGATTGCAAGCCATGATCATCCGCGTCCGGGACCTTCCCGGCGGGATCGAGCGCAGCCGGTCGCGTTTGCGCGGCACGCGCAACGGCAATTCGCCGATCGCCGGCCAGAATTGCATGCGGTATCGCGGCCCTTTATCGACCCCATCGATCGTCGCCCGGTCTTTTGTAACAGTCGGCTTAAAGCCGAGCGACCGAGCGAGTTCGACCACGCCATCGAACAGAGCGCGCCGCGTAAGCACGATCTCACATTGACCGCGCGCCGTGATGTGCCCGTCAGTATCGACGACGCCGGCCAGCAATTCCCGCCGCTGCCGAATCGATGCGCGCAAATAGATCGTCGGCACATGCTTGTTGCCGAGCGTGCCAAGGCTCCGCAGGCCCGCATGCAGCCCATGCGAGGCGAAACCGCCGGTGGCATCTCGCCGCCGAGGGGAGGCCATCGAATACAACGCCGCCGCTCCCCGCGCCGCGATCTTGCTGATTTGCATTGGCACGCCCTCGGCCTCGATCGCCGCCACGATCTCAGGGTCGGCACTCGTGATTCTCGGGCCGAGGGAATGGCCGTCGCCCAGCCATGCGCCGAACGTGTAGGGCGGCACCGGCAGCAGAACGCCAGGGCCGAGATCGAGCGGCGCGGCTGTTGGTATGCCGTGCGTCAGGTCGGCCCGCGCGCCGTGCCGCAGCGTCGCGGCGATCTGGACACTCTCGATCAGCGGAAGCGGCTTGCGCGAGCCGTGCGGCCTCCCGGTGTGCGCCGTGCGCCGCGTGCGCCATTCGTGGCGATCATGGGCGACGATCGCGGTGCCATCCGAGAATTCCAGCCGCCTGCATGGGCCAGGATAAGGCCCGGTGGTGCCTAGCACCGCCACGGGCTTACCGAAGGGATCAAACACCAGATCGCCCGGCTCCAGTTCGCCATGAGCTTTCCAGCCGTCCGGCGTGGCAATCGGCGTCTCGATCGCCAAGGCTTTACCATTTTTCCTGGCGACCTCTTTATACGCCGTCCGGAACCGCCGCGTGCCGTCCCTTCGATGCCAGCCCCACACGCTGCCGACCGCGAATTCCTGCCAGGGCGCCAACAGCAAAGCCCGGCCGGCCCATTCGCCTTTGCTGTGCCGCAGATAATCGCGAAAGAAACTGATGGCGAACAACGCCCATTGTCGGGAGAAGGTCAACCCGCGGGAGCCGCCGTGCACGAGATCGGCGAAGTGGCGCTCGCACGCCAGCACGACATATCGGCCGGCGGTTATGCGGCCGTCGAGCACATCCCAAGCATAGGTCGAGACCGGGTCAAACCGACGGAGCGGTCGCGCCGGCGGCACCAGGATCGGCCCGCGCAGCGTTGAGCCCGACGTCACTCGCGCCGCTCGCCACCCTGGCGGGCTCGCCGGGGTTTTGCGCTTCATGCAGCCTCCGATATTCCGTCGCCGATTTCGGGTCGCGGGGATCGAAGCCGGCCGCTTCAATGATCAGGCTCGCCTCGGCGACGCGCTGCGCAATCTGTTTGCGCACGTGCTCGGTATGCTCGCGGCGTTGCGCCGCATACGCTTCCTGCCGCGGGTCCATCAGTTGAGCACCGGGCGCGGTGGCGCCGAGGCGAGGAAGTCGGCGAGGCTCTTGCGCGCCGGCTGGCGGCCGCCGCCCTTGGGCGCCGCCTGTGCGGCCGCGATCAGCCCGCCATCGGTGGCCCCAGCGCCAGCGTATGCGCGTGCACGCGCAGCCGGCGAAAAGCCCAATTCGCTCGCCGCCTTCACCATGATGAGCGCCTGTTGATTCATCATCTTGAGATAGAGCGACGGGAACGGAAGCGCCTCTTCACCGCGGCGCATCAGCAACGTATCCCCGCCGGTCTGGGCCAGCAGCATGGCCGCCCGCCGGTGCGTATCCTCGGCGACCACCCAGACCGTCAGCATGCCTCTATCGAGCCTGCGCATGAGCCCAGGGGGCGCGTTATCCATCGCATAACGCCATCCGGCCTTCTGCTCTTCGGTCAGCCATTCCGGCGGCTCGTCGAGATCGCCGGGCGGAAGCGGCTCGGATCGATTGATCTTCTTTCCCTTGTTCGTCTCCCCATGCAATAGGGCCAAGGCCGTGGGCTTGGGTTTCCGTCCGCGCATCGCCTGAGTCTCACCCGTTGATACCTGCCTCGGTAAACTGCGCCGGGCGCGTTTGGGGCGCAATATTATTAGCGGATGCAGCTTTGCTGCGCCGAACAATCCGGGGTCGCTAATTTTCTTGCGCCCATAGCACGGCTTCGCAGCGAAATTAGCACGGGAATCGCCACTTTTCTGCCGACAAAGCCAATTCGGACGCGTATATATGTTGTCACGGAACGACGACGAAACACACATCAGGAGCATATCCGATGGCTTTCCCCAACCGCACGTTCGGAATCGAGATCGAATGCTACATGCCGGAAGGCGCGATCTCTTCACACGTTGCTGCCGCGATCACGAGCCGGGGCGTTCCCTGCGCCGCGCAGCATTACAATCACTCGACGCCGACGACCTGGAAAATTGTCACCGACGGATCGCTCGGGGATATGCGCAGGGGGATCGAGATCGTTTCCCCCATCCTACGCGGACAAGCCGGCCTCGACGCCGCGGCGATCGTGATGAACGCGTTGTCGGATTTCGGCTGCACCGTTTCCCGCGCATGCGGATTTCACGTGCATGTCGGCGCCCCTGATGCCGATGTCGCGTTCTTCCGCAATCTCGTGAAGCTCTACGCCGCTTACGAGCCGATCATTGACGCATTCATGCCGCCGTCCCGCCGGGGCAACGCGAATCATTATTGCAAGTCAATGGTGCTTCTCGGCGATTGCGGCGACCGCGCGCGGACAGCGCAGGAATTGCTCGCGATGTATGCGGATCGTTACCACAAGCTGAACCTCGCCGCTTTCGCGCGTTACCAGACTGTTGAATTCCGCCAGCATTCCGGAACGCTCGACGCGGGGAAGGCCCAGAACTGGATCACCCTCTGCCTGCGGATGGTGGACGCCGCAAAGGGACGCGGGCCGGGGCAGCCGACGATGGCTCCCCGCGCCGCGCGCCGCGCCGTCCGTCAGGGGACGAAAGTATGGCGCGCCGGCCAGATGATGTTGCGCCCCGAGGGAGTGACCGCCGAGGAATGCGCCGCCGCGATCGGATGGAATTCCGTCTTCATGACGTCAATCGCCCGCGCATGCGGATTGACCGTCCGCACGGAACGCGCCGCGGGCCAGACTCGCTACTTCGCAACGGGGACCGTTTCCGCGCCGGCCGCGCCGGCCGCGCAGTCTGCGCCGATCGCCCCCGTGACCGGCACGTTCGACTCGATGATGGCAACGCTCGAATGCGAGCCGTCAGAGGCCGAATACTTCCGCACTCGCACCGCCGCAATGTCTGGCCCCGTGGCGTGGGCCGCGTAACAAGGAACGAAGGTATCATGTTGATGTTCGCCTACGGCTCAAATCTCAATCTCGGGCAAATGGATGTCCGTTGCCCCCGCGCTACGTCCCTCGGCCGCTTGAAATTGGAGGATTGGCGCCTCGTGTTTCGGGGAGTCGCGGATTGCGTCCCCGAAGAGGGAGCCGTCTGCTACGGCGGCGTCTGGGTAATCACCGAGGAATGTGAACGCGTGCTCGATCGCTACGAAGGCTGCCGCGCGGACGGCTCGGGCATGTATTGGAAAGATTACATTCCGATTGAGCCCTGTGAACACGGCGATTCGATGCTCGTCTATCGGATGAATTCCGAGGGGATCATGCCCCCGTCGAAATACTATTTCGATGTAATCCGCGACGGGTATCGGGATTTCAGAATGCCGAAGGTCGCATATCGCGAACTCGACAGCGCGTTGCGCGCGTCATGGGATGACAAGAAGCCGAGCCACGTTGAACGTCAACGCCATCGCCGGAACGGCCGGCCCTCGCTCGCGCTCTGCAAGGCGATCGCACGATGAAATTGGTCGGGAAGGCTTATCGCCTTCCTGACGAATGCCGGACATGCCAGCGACCGGAATAGAAATCACGCTGGCTAATTTTGGAGACTTGACATGATCGTTCTGAACAAGATCACCGCCGCCGATCGCTACACCAACAACGAGGAAGGCGAGAGCGTCCGCACGACCCCGTGCGTGATCAATCCCACCGCCGTCCGCTGCTTCTATCCCCGCAAGGATAACCAGCCGGGCACGCGCATCACGTTCACTGACGGGGGCGGCTTCGCCGTGTTGGAGCCGTTCGAGACCGTCGCGGAGAAGCTGGGCGTTTCCGCCACGGAACTCCTGACGGCCGCGCAGTCGGGCACGCTGCTCGCGGCGCCCACGCCGGAACCGGAAGCGGCAGCGATCGAGGCCGCGCCCGCGATCGAGCCCGAGCCCGCCGCGCGCCGTCGTCGCGCTAACTGACGCATGCGACGGCAGGGGGAGCAATTCCCCTGCCTGCGTATGGGGCCAGTCCCAGAACGGCGGCGATTCTGCCGCCGGAATTCAGGAGCACATCCGAATGCCGAAGCTGTCGAACAAGGAAAAGGCCGTCGATCGCGCGATCGATCAACTCTATCGCGCGCGGTGCCAGGGAATGCAGATCAACGTCATGCGGATTCCCGAGTTGTTCAAGCAGGCGCGCGAGGCGATCGCCGCCGGCAAGACCGCCCAGGAAGTCGGCGATGTCATGGTCGCCTTCGTGGAGCAGGAGAAGATTTGACGTCTGTTAATCGGGGGCGGCATCCCGCCGCCCCCATCAGGAGCATATCCGATGACATACGCCTATCGAAACCGCGATCAGTTCGCCCGCCAGACAACGATCGGAAAGGAAGTCGACGCGCCCAGAGGCTGCACGTGCGCGAATTGCGGCAGCCTGCGCAAGCACGGGAAGCTGATTCAATTCAGCATCGAGCGCGACGCCGGCCCGCGTGATTACGGCTATCCCGACCCTGATCTGTTTTGCTCGTTCTCCTGTCGGAAGGCGTTCATGTCATGATGCGCAAGCCGAAGCCGATCCATCCAGCCGACCAAGCCGATCTCGATCGCATCGCCAAGGCGACCAGCTTCGTCGTCGTGTTCGTCAAGGCCCCGTTCGAACGTTATCGAGAGACCGCGGGAACGATCGAGGAAGCCCGCACGATCGAGGCGCGCTTGAATGTTGCGCACGGGAAGTATGGCCGTCGCGCAGTCATCTATGCCTTGGAGGCCAACACGCTGGCCGCGATCTTCGTGCCCGACTCCTGGCCGGGGGAGGCCGCGTGATGTCGAACCTGCCGACGCCGCCGATCTGGGCCAAGCGCATCCCCGGCATCGACTATCCCCTGCCTGAAAAGCCGCACGCGCGGATCGAGGGCTTCATCACGCAGATTGCCGAAGGCGAATGGTGCTGCCGCTTCCGCCTGCGGAACGCGTTCTTTCCCGCGCGCACGACGTCGAGCGAACGCGAGGCGGAAACGCTGCTGCGCGAGGAAGCCACGAGCCGCGATCTACCGCTGCTGCTCACAATCAAACATCTGGAGAACTGACATGGCCGATGCTCCCCGCCCGCTGATCGTGCCTTTGAAGCGTCAATGGTTCGAAGCCTTCGCACGCGGGGAGAAGACCGAGGAATGGAGACGGCATGGCGCGCGCTGGAACGCGCGCCACTGCTGGCCCGGCCGGCCCGTCATCCTGACGTTGGGCTACGCTTCCGCGATCTGTCCAGAGCACGCTGATCGCCGCCTGCATGCGACGCTCGCAGCCGTCGAGTATCGCCAGCCCGACACCGAGGAACGTCGCGATCTACTCGGCGACGTCGAATGCGTCGTCCTGAAACTGACCGACATCAGGACCGAACGCTGACGATCCGCTCGGCTTGATCAATCGGCAGCGCCGGCCCGCAATATTCGAAGACGGCGCACGGACGACCACCAAACGATCCCACTTGAACGCCGCCACTCGCCCGATTGTTCGTTGACGTCATCCCCGGCGCTTTCGTCATCGCCCAGGCCGGCGAGCGATCGAACGACCGGATCAACCCAGGATGCGCCGGATACGCGTGATAACGCAGGCCAAACGCCTTGTGCGCACCAGCGACGCGATCGGCGAGCGCGAACGCCAGCCCGAGGCCCTGGAAATCCGGCAACGTCACCAGCCGCGACATGCCATAAATATTCTTGGCCGATGGGTGCGGTCGGAACAATACAGCGGCGAGCGCCGCCGGCTGGCCCTCGATCGAAAGCACGTAACATTTGGCGGCGTGATGCAGGCTCGCGGTCAGATAGTGAAAGCGAGAGAAAAGCGTCCAGGCATCGTAAGGGGCGCGGCGGATTTCGCAGTTGATGGCGGGGCGTCGCTGAACCGACCTCCATCTGAAAGTCATGGTGGCAGGCTCCAGAACCCAATCTGGCTGCAACCATTCTTCCAGATCGTAATGGCACGTAGCCGCCACGAATTTGCGTCCGGACGATCGCCGCATGTGCTTCTGCACCGCGTGCGCGCCAATCTTGGCGACCTGCCGATCGACAACCGAAGTGAACTCGTCGCACGGGATCAAGTCGCCGCCCTCGATCAGCCTGCGCGCCAGATCAACCCGGAATTTCTCCCCGTTCGACAGCACGCCATAAGGCCGCAACCAAGCTGGGATCGTGTTGAAGCCAACCGCCTGACAGATCGCCGCCACCGCCTCGACAGTGTGTCGTTTGTCGAAATCGTCGATGACGGATTTGCCCGACCATTTGAATTCCGCAGGTTTGCCGAATACACCTTGCAGGATCGTGCTCTTGCCGGCGCCCGAGGGTCCGACGATCAGCCCGATCTGCCAGGGCTTTTCCTCGATCGGCAATTTGCCATGCCATTCAATGCGCGCTTTCGCCTGCGCGGGCACATCGAACATCGAAGACACCTGCGCCGCGCGGACGCTCGTGCTGATCGCCGTCTCGACCGCAAGATTGATTTCCATCAGAGGATCATCGGCTTACAGGCGAAACCGCGCTCGCGCAGTTCCCCTAGCAATTCGCCCTGCGCATTCTCGTCGGGGAGATCGACCACCAATTGATATTTCAGGCCCGCCAGCCGACTCCTGCTAAGTCTTCGATTTTCCTCACGGCCGGGCAGAATCGCGGTGCGCAATTCGCTCAGATTGAATCCCAGCAACGACACATCGAACGCCGAGGCGGCAAGCTGGGTGATCTCGGTCGCCAGAATTTCCTTCGACCAATCGGCGTTCAGCGCAAGCTGATTGTCGGCGATGACATAGGCGCGGATTTGCTCCCGGCTCCAGCCGCGCGCCGTCATGCAGGGCGCCTCGGTGTAGCCCGCCTGCTTGGCCGCCTCGACGCGCGCATGACCGGCCACGATAAAGCCCGCTTCGTCACGCAGCACCGGCATCGTCCAGCCCCATTGACGCATAGACGCCGCGATTTGCGCCACCTGCTCGGGCGAGTGCGTGCGCGCATTGCCCGGATACGGGCGCAGGTCGCCGATCGGCACGCGCTTGACCTCGTCAGCCGGCCAGAGCGGCATCGGCGGCGCGGGAGCGACGGGCGGCGGCGCAGGCTCCGCTCGACGTCGTCGCACAGCAGTTCGGGCCATAGCTTCCTCCCAGGGTGCGGCGCGTATCATGCCCTGAGAAAAACCCATTTCCAAGAGATGCCCAGTTTCAAGGGCGCGCCAGCAATGT